CAACTACTACATGAAACTAAACTTGCTTACAAATGGGCATTAGAGAATGGCATTGCGAAAGAAGTTGCAAGGGCTATTCTACCAGAAGGCAACACAGTGTCTCGCCTCTATATGCAGGGGAGTGTGCGTTCTTGGATACACTATATAGAACTACGATCTGGCAATGGAACACAGAAAGAGCATATGCTTGTAGCACATGAGTGCGCAAGAGCGATAGCGCCTATCTTTCCATTGATCTCAGATTTCATCGCAGAAAATAAAGAGGCGCACTAGTATGTTGTTTGAAGAACAAATATCAAGAAAGCCTGATCAGTATCCATGGACAAAACAGTTCATTGATGCTATCTGGCAAGGATTCTGGACTCCCGACGAGTTCAATTTTAGATCAGACTATTCACAGTTCAAGAGTGATTTGTCACCAGAGGAGCAACAGGTTGTTGTTCGCACTCTATCTGCTATCGGCCAGATCGAAGTTGCTGTGAAAACTTTTTGGGCTGATATTGGTCGTCATATGCCTCACCCATCTATTCGTGATCTTGGCTTTGCTATGGCAAACTCAGAAGTTATTCACAATCTAGCATATGAGAAACTACTTGATGTTCTTCACCTAAGCCATGTATTTGAAGAGAATCTAAACGAAGAAGTAATCAAAGGTCGTGTAAACTATCTACGCAAATACAACAAAAAAGTATACAAAGACGCAAAGCAACAATACATCTATTCAATCATCCTCTTTACACTGTTCGTAGAGAATGTATCTCTATTCAGCCAGTTCTACATCATCATGCACTTCAACCGTAATCGTGCCGTTCTCAAAGACTGCGCACAACAGGTTCAATACACTCGTAACGAAGAAATGCTTCACGCTCAAGTAGGCGTCAAGTTGATTCAAACGTTGCGTGAAGAGTATCCAGAACTGTTTGACGAAGAACTACAGGCTCGTGTAGCACATGAGTGTGTTGATTCGTTCAAAGCAGAGAGTGGTGTTATTGACTGGATTATGACAGATTACGCAGTGCCTGGTCTGAATGCAGAAATTCTAAAGAGTTTCATTGCCAAACGTATGAAAGACTCGCTTGATCAAATCGGCTTTGATTCAAGTGAAATCACATATAATCAACATCACATTGATGAGACCTATTGGTTTGACGAAGAACTACTAGGTGCAAACATGACAGACTTTTTTCAGAAGCGTCCAGTAGAATACGCTAAAGGCAAAGGCATTGACGCAGACGATTTATTTTAAGGGGACGATAGATGGCATTTCACTGGCTAAACGAAGATTCAAGAAAATTTCTTTCTCGTGGTTACATCGACGGTAATATGACTGCCGAAGAACGTGTAAGAGAAATTGCAAAGACCGCAGAGAACATTTTAGATAAAGAAGGCTTTGCTGATAAGTTCTACGACTATATGAGTCGTGGGTTCTACTCGCTATCATCACCCGTATGGAGTAACTTTGGCACGAAGAAAGGTTTACCTATCTCGTGCAATGGTGTGTTCATTGAAGACTCAGTTGAGTCTATTCTCAGTAAAGTTGGCGAAGTTGGTATTCAAACAAAGATGGGTGCCGGCACATCTGGCTATCTTGGCGCTATTCGTCCTCGTGGCACCGAGATCAAGTCTGGTGGCAAAGCGGATGGTCCAGTTCATTATGCGAACATGTTTGAAACAACTGTAGACATCATTTCGCAGGGCAATGTGCGACGTGGTTCTATGGCCGTGTATCTAGACATTGACTCGACTGATATCATGGAGTTTCTTGAGTGTCGTGAAGAAGGTTCTTCTATCAAAAATCTAAGTCTGGGTGTTTGTATTCCTGACTACTGGATGGAAGAAATGATCAACGGGGATCAAGCAAAGCGCACTGTATGGGCGAGAGTTTTGCGTAAACGCCGTGAATCTGGTTACCCTTACTTGTTCTTCTCTGATACAGTAAACAACAATCGACCACAAGTTCTCAAAGACAAAGGTATGAAAATCTGGGCATCGAATCTTTGCTCAGAGATTGCACTACCATCATCTATTGACGAGTCGTTTGTTTGTAATCTTGCGTCTATGAACTGCTTGACATTTGACGAGTGGAGCCAAACTGATGCTGTAGAGACAATGATCTGGTTCCTTGATGCTGTTATGGAAGAATACATTGAGAAAACTCGTGGTATCAAGTTCATGGAGTCTTCGTATAACTTCGCTGTTCGTTGGAGAGCGCTTGGTCTTGGTCAACTTGGTTGGCATTCGTATCTGCAATCCAAAATGATTGCGTTTGAATCTTTTGATGCACATATGCTTGCTATCAAAATGTCAAAGTTCATTGACGATCACTCTATGAATGCCACAAAAGAACTCGCACTTGAATATGGCGAACCAGAAGGAATGCTCGGATATGGTCAACGAAACCTTACTCGCTGCGCTATTGCTCCTACTACTTCTAGCAGTTTTATACTAGGGCAAGTGTCGCCATCTATTGAACCTCTTGCATCTAACTACTTCACCAAAGACTTAGCAAAAGGTAAGTTCACTTATAAGAACCCATATCTTGCTACTCTACTTGAAGAAAAAGGTAAGAATGACTTTGCAACTTGGGAAACAATCCTGAAGCGTGGTGGTTCTGTTCAACACCTAGAGTTCTTGTCGCAAGACGAAAAAGATGTGTTCAAGACATTCTCGGAGATCACCCCGCTATCTATTGTTCAACAAGCTGCGGCTCGTCAGAAGTATATCGATCAAGCACAGTCACTCAATACACTTATACATCCAGACGTTCCAGCGAAAGATGTAAACGCATTGATCATTGAAGGATGGAGATTGGGAGTAAAAACATTCTACTACCAACGTTCTGCTAACCCAGCACAAGAACTTGTTCGTGATATCATGAACTGCGCTGTTTGTGAGGCGTGAGTATATATATAGATTATAACCCTTTTTGGAGGTAAGACATGAGTAGTAGACACGAAGACACCTGTGAGTTTTGCGAGACCGAGTATGTTGTAGAAACAGAAGACGAGGATGATCTGGTTCAGTTCTGCCCTTTTTGTGGTGAAGAAATTCTAGCGTCAGTTGAAGACTTAGAGGCTGGTTGGGAAGACTGGATCGAAGACGAATAGTATGTGGTCGCTTGGTGGATTAGAGTTCACCAGTGAAATGATTGAAGACTATATTGGATATGTTTATTGCATCACTGACCTCAGAAATAACAAGAAATATATAGGTAAGAAACTATTCACATCAACAAGAAGGCTTGCCCCATTAAAGGGCAAGTCTCGAAAACGTATTGTCAAGAAAGAGTCTGATTGGCAAGAATACTATGGTTCATCAGAAGAAGTCAAACTACTTGTAGAAGAACTTGGACCAAACAACTTCAAAAGAGAGATACTACACCTCTGCAATGCAAAAGGTGAGATGGGTTATCTTGAAGCGAAAGAACAGTTTGATAGAAACGTTCTATTGTCTGATGAATATTATAATGGTATTATAAACTGCAAAATACATCGTTCTCATGTAAAGAACTTAAAATGACATTATTCCAGATCAAAGAGGCCAATCGTTATTACTGGATAGTAAAGGGTCGATTGATACCAGATGGTTGGAGTGAAAAAGATATTATGGCTATATACGAGTCTTACTTCGCTCGTATATGGGGTAATCATGAAGCTGCTTCTCATCGACAAACACTTTCGAATCATATACTCTATAAGAGTAATCAGATAGAAAGAGAATCATTATGAAATACGATGTGTATCAAATCCAACTAACCAATGAACAGATTGCAGAAATCAATAATTCAAAAAACCAACCTGATTTCTACAACAAATATATGTCCGCCACAACATTCCCTGATGTAGAGAAAGTTATGACTGCTCGTGATATGTATTCTAAGGTTGCTGTGATTGAAGCAAGCACACTCGAAGAAGTTTTTGATATTGGCAACATTGGACCTGCGAGTGCAATTACTCGTATTGGTCGCATGTCAAGTATTTCGGTTGGCAATGTTGTTGTTGACGAATACAATAAAGCAAGTTTGTGTGCGCCGTTTGGTTGGGAAGAAGTCCAAGACTTCTTGGCTGCCTAATGTCTATGCACATAGTCGGTCCTTATATGACCACAACAAAATACAATAGCAAAAGCAAGAAGACGAAAAACAAACGTCTTTTAGCCGCACAAGAGCGCCACGAGAAGTGGATGAACGATAATGGCTACAATAAGAAAGCCACTGCTATCGTCAATGAGATTCCAAACTACGCTACGAATCGACCATCTGTACCTCTCAGCAACAAAATCTGTAGCAACGGTGCGGCAAAAGAGCGCAAAGAGTATACTGGCACTCTGATCAAAGGCATCGCTACTATGCACAAAAGCAATGCTGTTCCTATCATAAACAAAACTCAAGCGATAGAAATAAGTGAGATGAGGCGAAATTAACCCTTGACATTGCCTTTCGAATCAGCTATTGTATAAGAGTAGTCAGAAAAGAGAGAGAATCA